TGTCTAAAAAAGTAGCAGGTTCAACACTGGATGCTTTAGAGTCAACTACTGAATTAGCTAAAACTGAAGCAAAAGGGCTATTAAATAGAACAGTTAATGCCGCTGCTAATTCAGCTATACCTGGTATAAAACAGTTTGGTAGACAGGCCCAAATAGAGTGGACTGAGCCGTTGGCTGCAGCTAAGGAAGTTGCTAAAAAACAACAGCCATGGATGTCAGCGTATAGAAAAGGTACTGTACAAGACGTACTAGGCAGCACTGCGCTTGGTGCAGCTGAAGGTGCAGTAAACTCGGATTTAGATGCAGGCTCTGGAGCTATAGGCGGTCTATCTGGTGGAGTACTTGGTCGTTCGCTTAAGTATAAGTTAGAACCAGCACCACTGCCTAATAAGCCTGCGTATAATGAGCTTATGGCCCATAGAGAGGCTTGGGGTCGCAGAAATACTCCCGGTGAAAAGTTAGACAATCCGTCGTTGCAAACTATGATTGCAGGCTTGCGCAACGCAGATGAAACGTCTTTGGTACTAAAGAACTTTGACGATGCAAATCGTTTAGCTGATAACGCCCACGCATTTAAGGCTATGGGGTATGAAGGTAATACCATCATTAAAGACTCTTTGAATGCTTTTTCAAAAGCACTTAGCGCTGAATATAATTTATTGGCTAGCAAAACTACAGCCAGACTTGATCAATCTGACTTGTCTAACTTAAGAACTCATGCTATGAGTTTAGCTGGCCAAAGTACGGATGAAGGCATCCAAGCAGCTAAAGCTGCAAATGACTGGCTAAACAAGCTTAAAACGTTTAGAAAGCAGCAGTCTACAATGCGTAGAGTTAACGGCCAGTTTGATAGTCAGGTTGAAGGCAAAATTTGGCAAGACCTGCGGTCTGAGTTAGAAGAAGATATTAAAGCTGCATTTAAAAGCGGAAAGCCAAACGTTGGCAGAGCTCTAAAACCTTTTCTTGATACTTTAAATGGCGCTGCAGATCGTGGCATAGCACGTCTTGGTCGTACTGAAGAAGAAGGCCTGGAAATATTGGCCAATTGGAAAGACTTAGACGAGCGATACGCTATGTCTAAAATATTGAAAGAGCATGGGTTAGATGACGTAACTTTAAACGTTAATCCTACTAAGCTGTACAACTATTTTAGAACAGAAGACCCAGAACGTTTAATTACTGGTAACTATGGCAAAAACGGCAGAATAAATGCCCTGTATGACATAGCTGAAGGTAGACCTGTAGATATTGAACAGGCCGGTTCTACGTTGTCTGGTCTTAGCGTTACTGATAAAGGTAAGAAGCAAAAAACTAGTTTAGCAGTTAAGTTAATGCAATCACCGGACTATCAAAAACCTGGTGCTTTAAATGAAGCGCTATTAAGACTCCACTTGTCGCCAGGTTGGAGTCCAGCAGTTCATGGCTACTCATTTGGCGCATTGAATGGCAAAGGTCCTAGATCAGCAGTCAATCTTGCTAGATCATTTGCACAATCATCGCAGTTCACACCTAGTTTGGTTAACGGAGCTATTGATATTGGTAAAGACACTTATGATTTTGCTCAGCATCCTATGCAAACTATTCAAGATATGATTGCAAATGTGATAAATAGAAAATGATAAAATATCATCTAAAATCATCTTAAAATATCATCCAAATAATTACGAGGATTAACGAGATTGAATTCTTTTTATATGATCTATGTTACCCTACATCTTTAAATTTCTCGATCAATCTCGTTAAAATTTATGAATATTCAAGACTTACTGAACATGCTAAACCCTATGTCTACAGCTGAAGCCATGCCATTGACGCCTTTAGCCAAGGATTACCCAAAAAATGCCAAAATGCTTAGTCTTCAAAACTTGGCCGGTAATATTGATAATACACAGCTATGGGAACAACACAAAATGTATCCATGGGTCACTAATAAAGGCACTCAGCAGTTATTAGGAGAGATACAAGACACTGGAGCTACTACTAATATAGACACTAGCAAAATACCTAGCGCCACTGGTCTTATAGGTGAACTACGAAGTATGCTTGGTATGGGTGTTCCTCTCGAGTCGATATTAAAGCATGACAAGGTATTTGAGCAGTATCCTGACAAACGAAACTTACAAGTATTCTTATATGATAGAGACCCAAAGCAAATTATGGCCAATAGACATATTGACTATGGCACGCTTGGTAAAATACTAAAATCGCTGGGAGTTAAACCTGCAGAAGATTCTATACTCATTAACACTAATGGTAGACAAGCTGACCCTGTGAAAGACACATCAGCTATACTACATGAGTTAGGCCATTCAATATATTATGATGCTGACTTATACGATCACGAAAATAAATCAGCTTTTGGCTATTTGCCACATGATAAACGAGTAAATAAAGAAATGGATACTGCTGATTCACTATATGCAAAGCACAGTAGAAATCCTGCTATATATGAAAGGTATGCAAGGTCGCAGATGACGCCAGATGACGCTGAATACCTGGCCAGACCTACAGAAGTAGCATCCAGAATTATTCAAGATAGGTTCGAAAAAAACAATTACAAAGATAGCCCACTCAGAACTATGTCTAATATGGGCTATCCTTATAACACTATTGGCTGGGACTTATCAAAAATAGAGAGCATTAAACCTAAACGTTTACCTCCTCCCTCGTATTTAGACAGCGTAGTTGATAGGTTAAAAGAACTATTTTAAATCGGTTAACGGAGCTGTTATGAATATTCAAGAGCTATTAGACTATTTTAATCGTCAAGAAACTGATGTAATGACGTCATTGCCTAGTATGGCTTTTTCAAGAATACCGCCAAAGCCAAGTGAAGAATCGCCAGATTATGACTTAGTTGGCTGGCGTCTAGACCCAACTATGGCCAAGTCCATTAGATTTTTGGGCGATGTTCCGCATAGATCAGACAAGTACAAGCTACCGCAAGGGCCCAGCTATAGTGATGAGTCGATTTATAATAGCCCACTGTTCCCTGGTGGTATTTGGGAAAATATTGGTGAAGGCTTGTGGAATTTTAAGCCTAGTGAGCAAAATAGAAGAACTCACAGTATTGATCAACTGATAGACTATTTTAGCAATAAAGAGCGAAAAGGCACTACTTTGCAACTACCTGGCGGTAGATTCATTGAAGGCTCTATGTAAAAAGAAGCGCATAAAATTTATGAATATTCAAGACTTGCTAGACCACATTTATGAAGTAAAAGATACGCTAAGCAATGGTTTAGTTGGCCAAAGAGCTAGTGCCTACGCAAATAATTTTAATAACAATTTGCAGACTAACTTTCCAGCTTTAAGAGCAAACCCTACTATTGACGACATTGTCAACACTGGTTTAAATGTTGGCGGAGTTGGTACAGTTAAAAAGTACGTACCACCAAACGTATTTGATAGGCTAATGAAAAATAAGTACGATGAGACTGCGGACCTGGCACATAAGTTTAGGCACAGGTTTGGCAATCCTGAAGGTGATTATAATGCTACAACTGGCATGACATCAGAAGAGTTTATTAGACATGCCAAAGTAGCTAATAAGGCCGACAGTCGAATTAATAGGCAAGACATTTCTGATGAAATAAATTATAAAATACTTAATGAGTTAGACACTGATACTTTTAAAGATATGATAGAGCCTTACGCTAAGGCTGTCAGCAAGCCAATGTTTGCTAAACGGTACAATACCGGCGGTAATGAAGTATCTGGCATTCCGTACGATGCCGATAGCTTTCACTCTGTACAGCTAATTGACCCACTAAATACTGCAACATACGACGAGCCGTATTTTCACTTTAGTTCGCCAGATAGCGATAAGCTAGACTTGGTACATTTAATAGAGCCAAATACTAAAGTTTATTATACAAATAAAAACGCCGAACATTTAGAAGCACTGCTAGAAGGATTTGGTTTACAAAATTCACCTAAGATAAATAGACAGCTATTAAATGATTTTGTTAGCAAAGGCGCTACCATAGAGGAAGTGCTAGACTTGCTTTATAAAAAGAAGGCGCCATAAAGACGCCTTTGAGTGTGCTAGGTTTGGTAGGAGCGATGCCTAGCTCATCGACTAACTAGCGCTTTAACTTCTCCAGTTAGTTGCCACAGGATGAAACGGTATACCATCGTTAGTCCACTCAAAGAACTCTACTGTAATATACTTACCAATATAGTTTTGTTTATTATACAATATATGGCGTTTATTGTCAATAGCGCCTGGTGCTGATACTTTAAACGTTCTATCACCAGATGGTGCCAAGCACTCTAGTATGCCCCAGTCATCTTTTGACTGTAGCACATTTAGCACAAGAAATTCTTGGTCTAAGCACTTTTTAACTTTTATCAAACTTTGACTTCTACTACCGGCAGCATATGCATATTTATTTTGTCTGAGCATAAGACCTTCGTAGCCACTATTTATAGCGTCTGTCAGCCTATCTTTTATAATCAAATCATCATGACATGCTTGCGATGGTGCTATAATTACGTTTTCACTACTGCCAATATGCTTATGAAGTGCGTCAAGTCTTTTTGCGTAGTTGGTGTTTAATATTACGTCATATCCAATATACTGTAGTTTCTTACTTTCTGGCTGGTTGCGTTTAATCCAAGAACCAATGGTTTGTAAGCTAGTGCCATGATGATATAGTTCACCGTCTATAGTCATACCTTCTGGTATTGACAGGCCGCTTAGAATGTGGTCTATTGACGTTATTGGTTTGCCGTTACGAGAGTATGCCACTAACTCACCGTCAATGTTGGTAATTAAGCATCTATGGCCGTTGTACTTATATTGCAACCATGCATCGTTAAAATCAATGCTATTAACGTCTCTGAATTTTTTAGCTAGCATTGGTCTTAGTAGTTTAGACGCGTTAAGACCTTTGCTTGCTTCAGCCTCTTCTATTGAAGCACAATAACCTTTATCAATTTGCTTATTAACTCTTGACTGCATTCTTAGTGCCACTTGTGCTTCTAAGTCTCTACCAGATTGGTTAACTTCTACAACTTCTGTTTTTATCTGCATCGCGCCATTGGCTTGGCCGTGGCGTATTACTATCGTATTACCGTCAGAACTAATTATCCACAGCATTAGTGCGTTATTTACGTTGTATTTATATAGAGCAATACCGTTCATACTATAGGTCTCCAAAAATTGCTGGCCATTTTGATTTAAACTCTTCTAGCATAGGTAGCATTATTTCACGCATTTGTGGGTGAGCTGATTGTGCTACTCGCATTTTAAATATGTGTCGCCATTCTCGTGGATTGGCAGTTATAACTACTACAGTACCAAGACTGTTTGGTAGTACTGATCTAGCTTCTTGCGCAGTGGCACCAGCGTCTAGCATTTGAAAATACGATTGCTCTGCATTGGCCATAGCTTTGCGCCATATATGATATTTTCTGTAATCAGTTGGTTTACTAAGATCGTAGGCAAATCCTGTAGCTAAATCTATTACAGTAATTTCTCCGCCAAACTTATCTTTTGAGTAGTTGCAGTACCTAGTAGATTCTTGGCTATACGAAGCCAGTCTATGCCTTACCAATTCATGAGATACGCCACGATCACAAACTATTTTTACTGTTATTGAGCCATGTTCGATAACTGAATCATGGTGCAAGCCTTTTAAGTGCTCAATGAACTTAGCATCTGAGCCGTCGCATATTTTATCTTCTGACTTATAGCATACTCTACCAGCTATTTCAATTGTTTTTTGAAGATAAATTGATGCATTAATTATTTCAAAGCTAGGACTAATTATTCTCATATTTTTACTTGCTCCCAATGTCGGCCACGTATTGATTGTATCCACATATTTTCTGACTCATGCATATTAGGATAGCTGTCTAAAAAGTATATGTTTTGAGCATTTGTATTTAGTAACATTTTTAAACAGTGCATACAAGGTGCTGTTGTGCAGTATACTGAGTGAATACGATTAATATCATTGCATTGCATAAGTGCATTTTGCTCTGCATGTATAGCTTCACATAAGTCTAACGCTGAACCAGACTTGTGAATGGCTCCTGCACAGTTAACATTTATGCAATGTGGCAATCCTTTGGCGTTACCATTGTAACCAGACGCAACTATTCTATGATTGTGGTCAGTCATAATTACGCCAACATTTCGTCTGGCACAAGTGCTCTGCTCTGACAGTAGTCTGGCCATACGAAGGAACGTTACTTTTTTAGTAGGTCTAGTAGCCATTTTCGTATCTCTCTATGCAACGATCATTTACTTTATTGAACTCTTCATCAACATTTTCTGGCGTAATACCAGCCAATAGGCAAATGTTCATTGCAAACTTTAAAACATCAATAGCCTCTGATCTGACTTTGTCAGTTATGTCAGTTTCTTTCATATACAAGTCAGTATATGCAGTTTTCCATGGCTTGTTAATGTCACGAGAACCAGCAATTTCTTCTATTAACTCAACTACTTCTTGGTTAAGATAGAACGCCATGTTACGAATTTGCTCGCAAAGATTGCCAACATACTCACCGTCTGGCTCACCAGTAGTAAGTAACGATTGTAAGGCTTGCTGCTGTTTAAATAATTTGTTCATGCCTATTGCTCCTAAAAAATAGCACATCCTTGTGCAGTTAATATTAAAGATTATCTAACTCACTTAGCAACTTATCTCTAAGCTCTAAGTATGCTTTACCGCCATTAAACTCATCGCGATGCTTGTCATGAAAGAATTGCGACTCTGGCCAATTGAACACGTCATTGGCTTTATTTGGCGGAAATATAGTAGTTTTACCTGTAGTACATTGGCCAATATAGTATTTGGCTTGCTGACGTAAATTAACTACGTCTTTTAAGAACGGATACAGTTTTGATATTTCTAGCCATAGTTTGATAGCTATAATGTTATCTGACTGCGGTTGTATCTGCTCGTCACAACGTTGATTGCAGAACGCAATAATATCTTTCATACAACCACGAACATTGTAAAAATGACTTTTACAGATAGGTAATATAGTTCTGGCATCGAACGTATTAACTTCACCACTGTCCATCATATCTGCGTATAGCTGAACAGAATCTCGCACTATATCAATATAACGCCTAAAAAATTCGTCGTTTTCATGTATAGATGGCTTTACCAGAGCTGTCAAATCACGAAGATCGCGATCACTGCACTGTGCCGAAAACGAAAAAGCTCTATGCCTAATAAGGTGCGTGACGTCTACCAGATCAAGGCCTTCAACGCAAAACGTTATGCCAATTGTTTCCATACCAGTTGGTAAGATAGAACCGGCAAATAGTTCTGCAATGCAAGTATCAATTTCTTCGTCAGTAAATCCATTAAACTTCGGTCTTTCTTGCCAAGAATTGTACATAAACACTGGCAGCAATTTTCGCATCTGTTCAACTGTTGGTGCATCAACAATAGTAACTTTAATGGCATCAAACTGGTCTATGTACGATATGTTCGGTTTTTTGCCGAATTTTTTCTCAGTATACAATGGCTCATGTAGGCCTGTTAAATGGTTAGCTTTTGGCATTTTGTTGCTCCTGTAGTTTAGTGTGGGCCATTTGCGCATAGTGCGCAATTTTAATTAAATCTAACTCGTCCTGGCCTGGCCTGCTGTTTTTGCCATGACGAGCAACGTATCGTTTTATATGCTTCACGCATTCTTCAGCAGTAAAATCGTCTGCTTCGTCGTTACCTTTATCGCCATATTGAGGTACTGTGTAATTCTCAATATGGTCACTAACTTTTTTGGAAAAGTCTAACCAATCATTACCTCTTAAACTCATCTACTGCCTCACTAAGTTTTTCAAGTCTAATATATGCACTGTTAGCTACGTCAATCATGTGCCCAGTGTTACCCAATTTTACTTCGTTTTCTGCATACTGTGCAACTTGAATTACGTCAGCCAGAGCTACTATCTTTGCCTCAACTGTCGATAGCTCTTGATACTCTAACCAACTAGGATATACGTCTCTAAACGTATACTTCATTATATGATGTTCTGCTTGGTGAGCTGCAGATTTTATCTGTTCAAACTGCTTTTTAACTGACCAAGTTATATCACCAATGTATGACTCTGCCCAATCATGAGTAATAGCTATTAACAATGCTTTACCAAGATCGAAATCGTATTTTTTATGCAACTCTACAACTAATGAAGCAACAAAGAACGAGTGTTCTGCAACAGATTCGTCTTTTATTCTTGGTACACCAGAGTACCTGGTAATGCAGCTTAGTTTGTATATCTGTGCATAAAAATCTGCAAATTCTTGCTCATTCATGTAACATACCTACTGCTTGTGTTGGAATAAACTCGTTGAACTGTGCATAATTTTGCAATTGATGTACAAAATCTTCGTACGTATGCACTACAGTTTTACCTGACGCTGCCAACATAATGTTGAACTTCATATGCGGCTTATAGCCTAACCAGATGTACAAAATTGGCACTCTTCTTGCAAACGCATAACCTGCTTCCCAAATGGTACCGACGTCTTTATCATCAGTGACGCAAACCATAAACGATGAATGTATTATGGCTTTACAATTTAACTGAAGTATATCTTTTGGCTCATCCCCTTGCTTAAACATTGATTCATCTTTTGGCGAGAAGTAGTCAAAACCTTGCTCTTCCAAAATTGCTTTAATATCTTCAACAATTTGCAATTGCTTATCGTTGAAGAATGGTGCTGCAATATATACTTTACTCATTTTTATTGCTCCTTATTTGAATTTACAATTTATTATATCATATTTTTACTTTAAGAAATACTCTAAAAGTGAATTTTGAAGTTCTGATTTGCCGTCAAGTACTGTCATAACTTTTTCATCTATAGTACCTTTGGCTACCAGATGGTGTATGGTTACACTGTTTTTAACTCCTTGCCTATGTACTCGTTTATTTACTTGCTCATAAGCTTCAAGGTCAAACGTTAAACTATACCATAGTACGTCGCTGCATCCACCGTCTTGTAAGTTAAGTCCGTGGCTAGCCGCACTACATTGGTATAGCAGTACTGGTATTTTACCTTTATTCCAATCAGTTACTATAATGTCAAGCTCTTTGCCAGATATACCTCCGCCAATATGTGGTGCGTTAAAAGTATCTTGTAAGATTTTAAGGTCATGCAAGTATTCGTACACTATCATTAGTGGACTACCAGATAAAGACTCTACTAGTTCTTCTGCTGCATTCAACTTGGCTGAATGTATGAATACTGGTTGCTTATCGTTATCATACAGCATACCGTTAGCTATTTGCTTTAGTTTCATACCTTTGGTGGCAGCGTTTAAAGCAAATATTGACTCATCGCTATCTTCTAGCTCTATAGCATACGTATCTTTCATGCTTTTATAGTTAAGCATAATACTCTTATCTAGCTTAACTTCTATTACATTATTTATACGCTCTGGTAAATTCAGCTCATTATGGCTTTTATGCATTACCAAATCATCTATGGCTGCATATATCTGCCTGTCAGCGCCATCATTTAGCTCATAGCCAAATCCTGTATAGTCTGGTCTAAACCATTTACGTCTGTACGTAGATATGTTTTTACCAAGACGTTTACCTTTGTCTAGTATAAATATTTGAGACCACAGTTGTAGCAATCCATTTGGTGCTGGTGTACCAGTAAGTATTAATCTACGCTTAAACATATGTAAATAGTTTTTAAGCGTTTTAAATCTTTGCGATGAATAGTTTTTAAACAACGTTGATTCATCGCATACCAGCATAAACTCAAACTTGGTAAAGATAGTGGCGTGATTAGTTAATAGCCATTTTAGTCCTTCTGGGTTTATAAGATAGACGTCGTGCTTTTTACGTACAATGCTATCTTTATCTGGCCCGTGCAATATACCAACAGATAAGTCAAAACCCCACTTTTTAATTTCTTGCGGCCATACCATGTAGATTACTCTCAATGGCGCTACTATAAGAACTCTGTCTATATGCTTAGCAGTCCTAAGTATTTCTATGGCTGAAAGCGTTATTAGTGATTTACCTAAACCTGGCGGTAGAAATAAACCAGACGAGTTGTGCGACAATACCCAATGTACGCCGTCTTTTTGGTAATCATGTAGTTTGTAGTTACTCAATGCCAGTCTCCTGTTTTATTCTAGTTATAAAATAATCTACCTCAGCTTTAGACTGAATCAATGAAAAATCAAAAGTATTTTTAACAAGCCACTTGGCAAATATTATTTGAAGTTTGGCCCATACGCCGTCTGTTGGTCGTTTGGTTTCTACAAAATAGACTTTGCCTTTTATTAGTACAATTCTATCTGGGACGCCAGACACTTGCGGGCATGTCCATTTTAGACACCTACCGCCTATGGCTTCTATCTGTGTTCGTAGATATTTTTCTACGTCACGCTCTAGCATAAGATTATTAGTACGTAAACTACTATGGCTATAGCACTATCATAACCTACGTTCATGTCTAGTGCTATTGCTGCTACTATTATTGCTACTATTTTCATAAAATTGAATTTTCAAAAATCGAATAATAAATATCTCAAAATATCATCCAAATAATTACGAGAATTAACCCTGTCAATTACGAGAATGATGATCTATATCATCATATAGACCTGATAAGATCATCAATCTCGTTAATTCTCGTTAAGAATTTAAATCATCTTGTGCCAATGAAGCCGCCTCTAAGTACTCTACGTCGTTATCAGGTGTAAATCTGCCAGAGTCTGTAAACCGCCAGTAAGTTTCTTTGATAGGTTTAGCTATTAACTTACATTCTTTACGTTTCCACCATAGATGGCCAGTTTCTACATCTACTGTAGCATGATTATACTTGTCAGTAACCGCTATAAGTTTAAAGTTTGATAGTTTCATATTGTTTACTCGTAGGCTGTGCATAAATGTTTAACATAGCAGTATTTACACCACTCATGTACTCTTGGCTTATACTCATTATCGTTGTGCATTATAGCTACTTTGGTTTCCCATTCCATAACGTCGCTATCTAAAGTGTCTCTGGTGAAAGTATAGTCAACTACCTCACCAGAGTTTAAATACCAGAACTCTACAGTAACGTCGTGCTGATGCATGTTCATCATAAGCATAGTGTTAGCATACAGTCTGGCTTGTTTTATGTGCTCGTCGTACTTCTTACCTGTCTTAAAGTCTATTAAATAGTCATCGCCTATTGAAGCATCTATTTTAAGTCTTAGCCAGGCTTCTTTACTGCCCCAAGCTTCTTCGCCGCCTAAATATGACCAATCCTGTCTTAGGACTATAGGCTGCTCGGCCACTGCTTCAGCAGCTTTTAAGTTTTTAAACTCTTTAGTAAACTTTGACAGTTCTTTTGGTACTTCGTCTATTTTGCCTTTTAAAAAGTTTTCTGCCAATGAGTGAACGTAGTTACCATTGGTAAGATGCCACGACGGCGCCTCTGGCAATTTAACCACTCGTTGATACATCCATTTATGTGGACATTGCTCATAAGCAGATAGTTGCGAATATGACCAAGATTTAGTTGTCATAGCTGTATACCTAAATGGTCACAAATAGCTATTAGATGAAGTGCTTGAGACTTTGCATCGTCTAAAGCATTGTGGTGATTACCTGAACGCACCATTTTAACATTAGGTGCTAAGTTTTTCATAGTTCTATAGCACATATTGTTGTAGTACTTCCACGGGTAGGTCAAAGTACATGCGTTATATGCATTACGTAAAATAACATTATCAAAGTCTGAGCCGTTACCCCATACTCTAGCGTCTTGACAGACCCAAGACGAAAAAGATTGTAATGTTGACGCTAAATAGTCAGATTTATCGCCATCAAATGTGTCAGTCTTGTTTGGCTGGCTTATCCACCATTGCACTGTCGATGGCGACATAGTTAAACCTTTGTTTACACAGTCTGATAAGTCTACTATCTTGTAAAATTCGTCAAGTATGCCATTTTTATCAAATCTTACTGCACCAATAGATACTATGGCCGCTGTAGGTGCAGTATCCATTGTTTCTAAGTCAATCATTATGTTATTGTTCATCGTTGTACTCCGTCATTTGCCCAAGGTTTTTACCAAATTTGCCATCGCTTCTTAGTGGCACATCCCAACCAGGTATTTCGTCCATAGCCCAACGTAGTAATTGCATTTCTTGATCTAAGTACTCATCTGGTACTTCGCAAATTAACTCATCGTGAACTTGCATAATGAGGTTGCCTTTGCGATCTGGATGATAAAAATATCTACACATAGCTTCTTTAGTCATGTCAGCGGATGAACCTTGAATAAGCACGTTGCCTAGCTTATAGTAAAATTCTCTACCATCTTTTGACTCTTCTACGTCGTACGATCTACCGCCCCAAGTACGAATCTTTTTACCTGACCTTGCTAGTTGCTCAATGTCTTCCATTAAGCCTTTAAACTCTGGTAATGCAGTGTCATATGCTTGAAAAAACATCTGTGCTTGGCTTAAAGGTATGCCTAATCGCTCTGCTAGCTTATTAGGCCCACCTCCGTATAGCTTTAAGAAGTTAATCATCTTAACTGGCGTACGAGATAAGTGATGACCGGTTTTTTCTTGAATTAACTTATCTACGAAGTCATGCACGTCCATCATTGGGTCTTTCTGGTATGCTGCCAAAATACTACCTTCAGCATAGTGCGCAGTTACACGCAACTCTTGACCAGAAAAGTCGCGACGTATGATTGACCAGCTAGGGTCGGATGTAGTTATTAAACTACGTACAGACGGCATTTCAGCAATAGTAAAATCATCTTCAGCATATAGCGTAAAGTTAGTACCAGAATCTTTTGGTAATTGCTGAATATTGCTAGAGAACCTGCCAGTACGTGTACCGTAATCATCTTCTGACCTGGTTTGGTTATAGTACGGATAGAATTTACCGTCATATAACTTAGCTGATTCCGAGAATGGCCGCAAATAAGTACCAATGAATTTTTGAAGCTTACTTCTAAGGCTAAGTATTTCTAGCAAAGCCTTATCTTTTATCATACCAGCAAGAAACTCTTTACCGTACCTAGCATTACCTTTGGCAGTATATTGAATTTTGCTTTCGTCAATTAAGCCTTTCTTGCGAAGAGCATTAAACATAGCTTTTGAACCAGGTTTTTCGCCACCAGAGTATGCCGATAGCTGCAAATCTAGCAAGTCAAACTTATCTTCTAGCTTTTCTCTAGTAGCGTGCACATTTTCTGATATACATATACCACGACGTTCAAGGTCGATCACTAT